TTTATTTTTTCTGTACTCATTTACGCCTCCTTCACGTGTTTTGCGTACTCTTCAAGTGGCACACCAAGTTTTTTTGCGATAGCTACCTGTGAGGGTGTGAGTTTCACAGTGCGGCGTCCAGATTTTGTCGATCTATTTGCAGAAGCAACCGTCTGAACTACACGATTGCCCTTTGTATTATCCCCAAATTTTTGAGGAAAATTGTTACGCATCTCAGCGTCTAAACTCTTATAGTAATCTTCTGACTTTGGGTCAAGTCCTTCTTGTTCAACAAGTCTTTTATGTATACCAAAAGCAGCATAAGTCATTACTTCATCTTTACCAAACCATTCATTATCTTCAGCCCATTGTTCTGCTCTTGGATCAGGTCTTTTGTATGTTTGCGAAGCAGGAGCTGCTTCTTTTGTTTCTTTCGGAGCATTTTCTCTTTCAAGAAGAAGTTTTTCAGCTTCTTTTAATCTTTGTTGATCAATAGCAATTTGTGCTAATTGTTCTTGTGCCTTTACAACAGCGTCATTATCTTTTGATGTTAAAGCTCTTTTAAGATTATCTTTTATAACTTCAGATTGAGTATTAACTCTTTCTTTAAACTCATTTGTATAACCAGTATCAAGATCTTTTACTTTTTGTTCAAAATCTTCATTCTTTTTTTTCATTGTTTCTGCAAATTCAATAGCAGCTTGTTCTCTTCTTTCAGCTTCACGCATTTTTTTTGTTAATTTATCAATACGTTTTTTAACTGAATCAGAATACTGATCTAACTCATTTTCATTTTTTGTTTCTGTAGATTGTTGTTCAACAACAATTTCTTCTTTTGGCTCTTCCTTTGTTTCGACAGCTTTATCGTCTTTAAGTTCTATTTCTACAGACTCTCCAGACGTATCAATTGGAACCATTTTATCTTGTTCTGATTGCACTTGTTGCATAGACTTCTCCATGTTTATAATATGTTAGCGGGTAAAATGTCTCTAGGATCATCTACCGTCCCGATTATTTCATCGTCGTTTACGATTCTTAACTCACCGCCATCAATCTTAATACGAGATCCTGCATAACGAGTTATTATCACCCAATCATCTTGTTTACACCAAGGACCATCAGGAAATCTTTTTTCATCTTTATAGGCACTAGGACCTACTTTTAAAACTTTACAAATATTTGTTGTAATTTGTGATTCTTCAATTGTTTCATCTGTTAAATGAATACCACCTTTTGTTTTACCTTGTAATTTAAGAGGAAATAAAACTACTCTAAATCCAGTTGGAGTTGGTACTTTTTCTAATTCGTTCTTCTTTTTTTCAACACTTTTGCCGTCCCATACATGTTTTGGCATTATTATCTTACTTGCTGTTTTAGTCATCTTCTAGCTCCTGTTTTTTCAGCAGGTCCGTGAGTTCCTGTTCTTCTTGTTTAAGTGCGTCGAGTTTACCTGTTAGATATCTGTAATCGTCCCAACTCTTACACAGTCCACCTAATATAGACTCTTCAACTTGCTTTTGTCTACTAATTAATTGATTTTTGTAATAAGTAAAAAAATTTTCTATTCGCATGATTTCATTTGATCCGATAATTTTTTACAGCGATTTGGAGTTTGACGATTCCATTTCGAATCTAACATCTCTAAACTCGCACCCTCAAAATTTCGGTCCTGCAGGCATTTCCACATATTACGGAACTTGGACACGCCTGTAGGCCCAAGCTGATATACCATTTCTGTAATGGTATGTTGTGCAGTCGTTGGTAAATCAGAAACACCATTATTTTCCATAAGTGCTCTAGCCTTACCAATCGCATTATTTAAATCTTTATCAAATACTTCTTGTAATTCTTCTTTTGTATAAGTTTTACCTTCTTCAAAACTATCTTCAGGAGTAACTTTATGACCCCAGCCAATTGTAGCGAATCCTTCCGTGTCCATGTAGACGTGGTCTTTAAACCCCTCGGATAATTTTACTGAACCAGCTAATTCGTCGTATGTCACTTAGCGATACCCTTTGCCTTCTCGAAACTTCTCATGCCGGCAACTCCGAGCATTGAAGTGACAATTGCTAGTAAGGGCCCAGTTTCTATAGCAGGCGGTACAATATCCATACCTGAAAATTTTGCATACCACTCAATACATGGTGATAATATAAAAGCAAAAAATAAGGCAAGCGCTCCGCACCATCCTATTGCAGGTCGCCAGCCAGCAACGAATACGCTGCGATGGCTGGCTTCCTTTGCATTAACATCTAATTGTTTTTCTGCAAGCTTTTGTTGTAAGCGTTGCATTAAAATCTTTTTATCTAATTTCTCTTCCTCACTTGTATGAAGTTCATCGACAACTTTTGAAATGGTTGCCAAGGCTCCACCTTTTCCACCACCAAGTAAGCCACCGATAAGATTAAGCACTATGCTGCTCCGCCTGTCATCCAGCTAATTATCCAGAGAACAACGATCGCTACAATAGCGGCTTTTATCCAGTCCTTCATCTGCCAATCCGACCACTCTTTAATATGTGACCATAGATCTTTTAATAGGTTCATAAAACCTCCTTTGTTAAAGTAGCGAAGTATACTATTTTATACCTTTAAAAGCTACTTTTTTAATTTGCATTCTACTTGTTTGACCCTGTGGTCCAGTTCCTTTGTTATCTTTTACAACAAAAGGAGAAATACTTATTTCAGCAGTCGAAGCTGTACCTCTGTTTGGAAAAGGATTTTTTTGAGGAACTTCCGTCATTTTTGCATTTTTAAATTTCATTAATAACCTCTCTTTGCAATACCAAAACCTTTTTTGGCAATTCTTGTTCTAGATGATTTCTTTTTAACAATACCACCTTTTGCTAAATTAGCTGTTTTTATTCTTTTACCATCATCACTTACTATTGATGCCCCTGCGGGTCCTATTGATCTTTTTGTTTCTTTTTTTGAAGAAGTTTTAACTTCAGTAACTTTACCATCTATAACTTTATAAGTTTTGTCACCTACCTTAATCATTTCTTCTTCTTCTTTATTTACATTACCAGGAAGCGTTTTTTGTATCATTTCACCATCTTCATTTCTGAAAATTGCTATTAATTTGTCCCCAACTGTTTGAACTTTAATAGCCTCTGCTGTTTTTGGTAAACTTATTTTTTTTGTGTCGATTCCCATGGCTAATGTATAGTAGGTTTTATAAGATTTAGCAAGTCTCTTCCATTATGATCCATAATTTTTTGAAATTCTATGTCGGATAAATTATTATGATACAATATTTTAGCTACAGCCATCATGGACCCCGCTAAAAGTATCTGATCTTCTTGATTTTTAGTAGTTTGATCACAAAACGCTAATAAATTATCAAAAAACTCCTGTAATCTTTCGGTTGCAGTATTCATGTTGTTAATATTAGACACAATCATCACTTTTACAACTAAGTTTTACGTTTTTTAGACTTCTTAGACGCAGAACCACCTTTTTTAAAACCTTGTAACGATGCATATTTAGAAGGTTGCACTCCTGCCTTAATTAATTGTGCTATTCTTTTTGGATCAATAGATTGTTTTTTCTTTAACATCTGTTTTCGGAGCCTTCTAATCTCTGCTGCTGATAATCCTGTTGCCATTAGTTACCTCTTTGTTTTGCTAAATTAACATTTGCTCTTAATTGAGCAATATCTTCTTGTGATTGTATTTTTTCTCTAGCAATTTTTTCTTGTTCATCAATTTTTTCTTTATCTAATTCAAAACGTTGTTGATCATCAAAAGCTCTTCTTTGTATTTCTGACTCTTGAATGTCTAAATCACGTTTTTTAAGCTCAAGTAATGGATCAGCTTGATTAGCTTCTAGATATTCTTGTTCTTCTGCTACCATTTCCTCTGTTTTCTTAGCAATAAGAGCAGAAATTTCTTTTTCATTCTGCATTTGAAACTGTTGCATGAGCTCTGGCGGTACTTGTCCACCAAACTTCATCGCTTGTTCTTGTATTAATGGTGCATTTTTCGCTTCAATCTCTTCTCTTGATTGTTGTGAAATATGATCAGACACATGACTTTGTAAAATTAATAATATCTGAGGATTATTTTTTACTAAATATGAAGACATAAAGGCACGATGTGCATTAATGTGTTGTTCATGATCCTGTCCTGGAAAGACTTGAAAAGGAATTCCTTTAAGTGCGTTTGAATTTTCTTTTCCAGGGTCCAAAGGAGCGGGAGCTGGTGGAGGAGGAAGTATTGCTTCTATACCATCTACACCTAAAGCCATGTACATTCTTCTATAAGCTTCATAAATGTTATGTATTTCTGGATTACTTTGAGCTAATTGTAATTGTGTTTGTGCCAACGATATGCGTTGCGTCATAGAAAAAATATTTGGATCACTTACAGGTATGACGTCAATACGATCGTCGAAATCTGCTAATTTAATTTGTCTATCTCCACCACGTACAGAGTACGGATATGCTGGAGGTAAGTATTCAGCAAACACTCTTGCTAATATTTTAAACTCGATATGTTGTGCATAATGCAATCTTTTATGTATACTTGACATGACCCGTGAACCACGTTCCAATAATGCCATTGTAGTACCAACTGGATTGGCTTGTGAACCATCTCCAATTTTTTGATCAGCAATAGAAGCGAACTCTCTACCACTTTGCACGACAAATCCTAATAGTTGATATAATACTTGATCAGGACCCTTATATGGTAGTGGCATTAAGCCATCACGAATTGCACCGCCTGGTGCGTCTACGTCTCTAAATTCTCCTGGCTGTATTGGTGAATCATCATCCCTGATTCTAAGACCACGGGCCTTGAACCCTGCTGGTAAGTTTGACAATGTTCCCGCATCAATAAGTTGACGGAGCGCTGAAGTGGCCGTTCTTGATAAACCCCCAAGCATATGGATAAGACCAAAGCCATAAAAACCAAGACCAGGTAAAAA